GCGAATTATAGAACTAACTCCTTGCGACACCCCCGGAGCTGGCGATGAACAAAGTGGTGGACACATGGGATATGTGTTACCGCCTCAAACTGCTAGAAAGGACCTCGTTGGAGGTCCCTCCGTGGTCAGCTGTCCTGATCTGCTTGGGGGTCTCGATGGCTGGGCCGCATTGGTAGAGCGGCTGGTGAAAACCTCCACTCCCAAAAATTCATCTTGGGAGTTAAGGCGAGCGGTTGCGAACTTCTTACGAGTGCAAACCGACATCGCCGGTAGAGGCGCGGCTATGTGGAATAGTTATCTAGGTGGTCTACGAATCAACTGTGGATATTGTCCAGAGGAATTTGTGGATGGCCCGGGGAATGAAGCCTTTAGCTTTGAACTTCAGCCGGTTGACGGTTTGCAGGAGTGGGGAGGGCCAGTCAGCGCGAGTGACTGGCGGGCTGTCCTCTTTAGGCGGTTTGAGGAGTCGTGGGAGCAAAGTGTCCGGATGTACCAAATGTACGTCTGGATAATTAGCCTCCAGTATGGTTGGAAGTTTCCAACTGATGATCAACGTAACAGAACTCTCTATAGTTGGTTCTGTTACGGTCTTTGTGGGCGACTGGAGAAAGTCTTAAAATATAAGACTGCCTGGTTGCTCGCAAAGGCGATGTGTCAGGAGGAGCTTCCACCCCCCATACCGTTGTGGGCATCTGATCGTGTAGATTATCTTCTACCTGGTCAGATGGGTCATGGACTATTGAGGCAGGTGATGCACTGTGGCGGGCGGACCCAAACCGTAAGTGTAGCGCAGAATTTGTATTTTGCGAAACGCGGTTCTCTCCCAGTGGGTGATAGATTTATTGAGGATGCTCTCCTCAAACATCATATTACCTTGACCGAGCATGTTGAGTATGACGTTCCAGACGACTTCCGGGACGCGGTTCGTTCTGTTGTTAATGAGGTTTATGCCTCAGGCAACAGGATTAACTGCTTTCCGAAGGTTGTAGGGGGTAGTACTCGTTCACTTCTGAAGGCTCTACCCTTTTTTGGGGTGGAGTTTGACGATGAGGACGAACCTGTTTGGCCGATTGGTAATAGGTGTAGTTGTTCACCCACTTGTGCCTGCGAACAGGGCGACTGTTATTGTCGGCCGGTTCGTGGGTTTGAGAGGCCTATCGGTTGGGGGCAAGTTCCTTCCTTTGGATCGTGTGTTGAAAATCCACGATCGAAAGGCGGCACCTTCGGCCAATTGGTAGATCACGAGGGTATTGGTTCTTTCTTTGGGTTATTTCCTAAAGAGGGTTACCTTATTGGATATCTTCGTTGTCGAACCTTGGTCACTGAGTTGAGGGTTCCCGATGTTTGGTGGGAAGAGGAGTTTTGCGAGATAAGACGACGTGCTCGATGTGTTGACGTGATTCAGTGTATCCCGGTTGCATTATGTGAACCTTTTAAGGTTCGTGTAATTACTCGGGGTAGTGCTGAACCATATCATATTGCTCGAGCATATCAATCAATCCTTCATAAAGGAATGTCTCGCAATGACCCTTTCCTGCTGACTAAGGGACCTGTCGTTCCAGACGTCGTCGATCGCATGCTTGAAAAAGCACGATCGATGCCTAACAGTCATGATGGGTTTTGGGTCAGTGGTGACTATGAAGCCGCCACTGATAACCTTCATCCCGATTTGTCCGAGGAATGTATGGAAGCAATTTGTCAAAAGCTTCATATATGCCCGGAGGATCGTTTATTGCTGTTAAAAGCTCTGACCGGCCATGAAATTGCATGGGTCGGTACTGGCTCTGGAAGGACTTCAGCTCGACAAGTTTGGGGTCAATTAATGGGTTCTCCCGTTAGTTTTCCTATCTTGTGTCTTGTTAATGCTGCGATTACAAAATTGTGGTATGAGGAGATGCTGGGTAGGAAGGTTAGATTAATTGACCTGCCCTTACTCGTCAACGGCGATGATATT